TGCTCAGAGTTATTCTTGCTAAATTTACTGCGCGGCCACCAAAACAACCTTCTCCGTCTAAGAGACCAGCAATATAATAGATATCTTTAATTTCCATCCTAGTCTCTCGCGAAGAAATCCGCGACTGACTCGCCCTTCTTCATAATATTCTTTCCACCTGAAGAGCTAGGCTTGCCGGGAGTTATTGTTCTCCGCGCTACGCGCGACGAAGAGTCTTCTTCTTCAACATCTGTCTCTTTGTCCCTATTCGCAGGACGTGAATCTTTCAGAGCTTCGGCTCTAGCTTTTATGATAGCATTCTTCAAGTTACTCTTAGCTTTAGAAAGATAGAAAGATTGAATATGGCTGAGAGAATCTCTGGAGAACTTATTGTCAAATGAAATCTTCCAGAGCTTATTTAAATTCTTTGCAACACTTGGATCTGATGCAATAGAAGAACTAAGAATCTCCATAGCATCAGTGACAGCATTCTTCTTAACATATGGACTCATTACACCTTTAGGATCAATATAATCAGATATAGTAGCTCTTAAAGTATTATCAACTTTAGATTGTAAATCATCTTTAGCAGACTCAAATCGTTCCTTAACAAATGAGAGTCTTTCAGCTTCCACTTCGCTAGTCTTATCTTCATTTCTATTCTCTACTCTATTCACCGGCGCCGTAAACTTAGAACTACCAAAAACAAACTGATTGACTAATAAAGCAGCCTGTTTAAGATCATCATTACTAGTATCGTTAGCCTCTTTAACCATTTCCATAATAAGTCTCCTATTTAGATTCCCGACTACATGAAAATATGCATCCTTATCAACCTTAGCTAATGTCGGAAGATAATCATCAACAATGATATTAAATGCTTTCTCATCAGTGTCTTTCACACTTCTGAGAACTTCTTCGGTGTTGCCAGATAATAGCTGAGACTCAAAACTGTTAAATGTCTCAGATTTCTCAGCTACTTCTTTAGCGTCATCGAAAGATCCAAATAGCTCATTGTACTGTCTGTCTCTATAAAGAATCTTTTCAAGAAAAGGAAACTTCTTGAATAGCTCAGGAAATTCCTTTAGGATTTCTTTCTTTCGCGGAGGAGCATCAACCTCTATCTCATCATCTTTTGATAAATCTATCTTATCTTCATCATCTTCAGGTTCTACTAATTCTAAATCGTCATCTTCCTCCTGCTCCGCAGTCTTGTCCTCTTTAGGTTCTTTCTTAGGTTTCTCTTCAACTTCTTTCTTCTCTTCAACCTTATCGTCGTCTATAGTTTTAAATAGATCATTGATATCATCAGCCGTTGTTGGTGTAGGAATCTTAGGAGACAGGATTTCGGGCATTATGAGCTCCACTCACTTTTTCAGACTGCTTAGGCTTTGCTAGATTAACATGGCCAGGAACATCTGAAGTTTTCTGCTTATCTTTAACGCCAGCTAATGCTAATTGATCTGAATGCATCTGCTGTTGTTGCATCTGCTGATTAACAATAGCCATATGTGCTTTCATATGTAATAGAACATTCTTATATCCATTAGGATTCTCAACTTTAGCTAGGCGACCAGCTGCAGAGATTAACCAGCTCTTACAGATAGAAGCCTCTACTTGATTATTATCAACATCAGGATCTATCTGAATAGATGATTCCTCTTGCGGTTGTTGCGGAGGAGGAGTTCCATGATTAGGATTCGCCTGCTGAGCGGCAACAGCCTGCTGATATAATTGAACAGATTGCGGATCAGGTGGAATCGGCGCCGTATTAATTAATTCAGTAATCTCCTCAAACTGTTTCTGCCTATCCTCTTGTCCAGGCAGTTTAAATTCAGGAATCTTAACAACCTTAGCAATATATGGAAGATTCTCAGGATCTAAGAGAGCTTGAGTTATCTCAGCATTATTCAACTGAAATAGCTGCATAATCATATCAGCTTGCTGTTCATCACTAACAGGAAGTTTCTCATCAGGTTCTAATTCAATGGAGCCAATCTTACCATCTAATTCTGCTTTGCGTATAAAGACATTGACATAATTACCCTGTTCATTTTTCTCAACCATCTTCTCATCTTCATGAATATTCTTCATATGCATTGGAATTACTTTACCAAATATATCCTTCCACCATATCGTCATCATTCTCCAAGGAGTCTGAAGACGTTGGAGAGCCATTCCCTTAGACATTGCATACTCAGATGCAGTCCTAGAAGAACCAGCAGACTGATTTCCTCCAAATATTGATGGAAGAGCACCAGAAACAAACTGTCCTAATTCCTGAATGATTCTGTAGAAGTTAAATACTTCAGGAGAAAGACTTGCTGTCTGTGATGTATAAAAGGCGCTCTTAATATCCTTCGAGCCGGAAACAGGCTTAGTAGGAGTTATTGTTCCAGGCATTGCTTCTATCTGACGCTGCGCACTGAAGTTGACAACAGCGGGATCAGCATATGTTTGAGCAATACCATGCTCGATAGTTTGTAATGTCAGACTAATTAGATCATTGACGATATCTTGGATGTTAGTTAGCAACTCACCGAGAGGATCATGATTTAAGAAATCAGACATTGGATTTTCAGTTAATGTCCAATGATCATCCAGACTTTCATTCTCATAATCAGCACAGATATCATTAACAAAAACGACTTTAGCACCATCCGGAAATAGCTTCTTAAGTCTCTTATAATCCTCATCCGGAAGAATATTAAAGCTGGCAGGCCTCAGCCAACAATTCTTTACAGTGACATTCTCTTCTGGAAAGTCCCCGCGATATTGTGTGTTGAGACGACCATATTGTTCATATGGATCATTGATTCCAATATTACTCCATCCACCATGAGGAATTTTATCTCTGAGTTTAGAATAGCACTCTAACGCATTGGTGTAATGAGTCTCATATGAATATATTAGATATCCAGTATCTTCCTGCTTCTTAGCAGAGTTGGATACTTTAACATATAATCCGCCATAAACTTCTAGGCAGATTCTACTTTTTGGCTCTTTCGTTACACCAACGAGACGAGGTATTATTAATTTCGATTTCTGAAGATCCTTATCTAACTGAGCACCGCACTCTAAACATATTGGTCCTTCTGATAAGGCATTCTTAATATCTACATCATCTTCATCCGGAGAGAACTCATTCAGCTCCTCGTTGGAGAATGCTTCATCAGGAACTCTAGCACCACATTGAGGACAGACATGAGCTTGTATTTCTTCATCTTTATATTTAGGCTTATCATATGTTCCATATTTCTTGTCCTCTTTAGAATATGAATAGCAAGCGATCATACCCTCTGTGCAATAGACGTAGAGAGCATGAAGCCAGAGAAACATTACATCATTATGCTTATAGATTAACTCTGCTATCTTATCACCAGCTTTAGCTGTAGAAATATCTAATGGGTTATCAGCATCATCAGGTACACAATCTATTGCAGGAACCTGAATGCTCAGAGCGGCGATAATGGTCTCTAGAAATGCCTTGAAGACATTAACAGGCTTATCGTAATAAGATTGATCAGATTCATCTCTGTTCTGTTCGCTATTGAATAATCTATAATCATTAGCAGTCTCAGACCAGTAAACTTGAGAAAAGTTATTCCAGTAGAGTTTGAGTCTACGGAAGTGTCTTATTTGAAGTTCTCTAGTAGGCCGATCCTCATTGAAGAAGTGATCCGCTACTGTCTTCAATAGAGAAGAGACTTCATCATCAATGTCCTTATCAATGTCTTTAGACACAGATATTAACCAAAACTCTTTCTAGAAAACATAGATTTCTTTCTATCAGTTTTACCAGAAAATCCACCCTTTAATACAGAATCAAATTCATCTACATCAGGAGATATTGAAGAACTCTTCATAGCCTTTGGAGCCTTCATTATTCCTTTTCCAACTCCCCTAAATTTCTTACCAATAGTTAAATGCTTACCCATTTTACCAAATTTACTACCAAACATCTTCTTCTCAGTCATACTAGATTTACTCATTCTAACTTTAAGATTCTTCAATAAACCAGTTCTATGTCTTGGTAAATCACTATTAGAGACTGCTAGACTGCTACTTGTCCAGGCTGACATTATTCTTTAAACTCCTAAGACATTACAACAGTTGTAGAGCCGTTGACGCCAGGAACGATCGTATATGTAAAAGATGTCAGTGGTGT